AGTAGCTGTGCCAAAACAAAGTATTACTGATGAACTTATTGATGAGGTATATAGATTTACACAAGCTAACAGAGAAGGTTTTAGTTTAGATTTAGGAAACCCAGAGTCTTGGGGTAAAGAGGCTATGTTATATGTATCACCATACAAAACAAGACAATTAGTTTTATCAGGTAAAGATTCTTTAACTAAAGATGCAGTAACTATGTTTGTAAAAGACAATCAAGATAAGTTACGACTAGTTGACCATGTTTTAGGTGGTAAATGGGATGAAACAAGAGGTCAATGGGTATTAGATGTATCAGTAAAAATTAACAGAGGTGTAAAAGATACAAGAGTTGATGCAGGAGTACAAGCATACAATAAAGCTAAGTATCTTGCACTAGCAGCAGACCAAGTAAGTTTTGGTGAATCATATCTTGTGAAACAAGGTGACGAGATTGTAGATATTATATTTAAACAAGATGATACATACGAAGTAATAAATAACTCTGCTGTATATAACTTGCTTAGAACTAAAGGTAAAAAACTACTAAATGATAAACAAGTAAAGGCACTAGGTGATGAACCTATTGTTAGAGGAAAAAACTATTTAGCTAGTAGGCAAGGTAAAGAGGTAGATGAAAAAGCATTTGTTGCTAATACAGTATTTGAACAATCATTAATTAAAGGTATCTTTGACAGAAAAAATAAAACATTAGAAGTATTTAACCCAAGAACTAACACCATTATGCAGAACATGGATGAGTATAGTTATACAACATTATTAGATATGAATGATGTAAGAGCAAACATTAGAAGAAACATGAGTGCTATGGATATACACAATAGAGCATTAGAGGCATCTATGGAGGCTAATGCAAACTTACTCTATAACTTAACTGAAAGAGGATATTTTGCACAAGCATATAGAAGTTTCTTTGCTTTCTTTGAAGCCTGGAGAGAGTATGTAGGTAGATACTTCTTACTTACAGCTAACAATCCAAAAGGTGTAGCACAAATTGGACAAGGTGTAAGAAGAGGAATTGAAAATAATATTATTGTAGAAGATAGATTTGGTGATTTATATGTGTTCTTACCTACAGCAGGAACACCTTTACAAGTACATACTAAATCAGAACTTGGTGGATTAGCTTTAGAAGATGTATCAAATGAAGACAGTAGGGTGTATATTAAAAAAGGTTATCCTCTTAAAGCATTAGGAGTAGGTGGTGTAGGTTACTTACCATCAGTAGGTGATGGTTTTACAATGCCACTAGGATTTTTACTTAGAAACAAACCTGCAGGTAGAAAATGGGTAGAGAAAAACATTATGGCAGGTTTCCAATTACCATTTAGTGATGAGCCACTATCTTTGAAAGAAATTTCTGGAGAACTAGTTGAAATGTCTTTACCTTCAGTAGCACAAAATTGGTTTAATTCATTAGCAGATTCAGCAAGTTTAGAAGGTATAGATGAAGATATATGGATTTCATCTACTACTACAGGTATGCAAATAGCAGCACAGTTACATCCTGAAATAGCAGATGATGTAGATGCTTTACAAGAAGTAGGTGCAGTAATTAGAGATAACTTGTACACAATAAAAACTTGGGAAAGGTTTGTAAATCCATTTTCACCAAGATTAAATGTTCTTTACAAAATAGAAGGTAATCAACAGAGCTTTGAAGAATGGTATGACAAAGAAGGTTATGAGGCAGGTATTGCATATAACAATATGGTTGAGTTAGCTGCCATACAAGGTTTTTATCAAGATATGCGTAAACAATGGGTATCAATACTTGGACCAAGACAAGGAGAATATTATGCCTTGTTAGAAGTTGTAAGATTACTTGGTTTAGATAAGTATGATATAAATAAACAACTTACATCTGCAGGTTTACAAGTTAGAGGTAAGACAGTATCAGAGGCAGGTAGAGTTCCAAGAACTACAAAAGAATATGAATTTGTAAATGCACACCCAGAGTTAAATGAAGATTATGCACCTGTCTTAGTATATTTTGCAAGAAATATAGATGAAGGAAAAATAGACTTTAGTGGTTATCAAGCAGTTAAATATCTAGGACTTATAACTCCAAAAAATGGAGATGAAATGTTTTTAGAAGTCCAAAGATACTTAGCATCTATTATGACAAGGGCAGCAAAAGATAATAAATTACAAAGTCTTATTGCAACAGGTAATGACACTCCAGAAAATATACAAGCAGCTAATGCACTTATAGATGCACAAGCAGGTAATTGGTTTCCGATGGCTTTTGGTAAATCAGAACAAATGAATAAAGTATTAGGTGGTGAGCTACCAGAAAGATTACCTAATGGTGTGCTTGTAGATTATTTAGTAAGAGCAGTAGAAGACCCAAGAATGCAAGAGTTTGAAATAACACCATTTATTAAAGAATATATTGGTGTAAGAGCAAATGCTATACAAGCAGTAAAAGAAGAAAAGAATTATCCTAATGACCAACAAGCAATTAATTGGATAATACAAAGTGATACTAATGAGGCACAAGAAATTAGAATGAGATTATACGATAAAGGATATGAGATTATAGCAAAACAACCTCTGTTTATGGTAGTATTTGATGAAGTATTTAGTTACGAGTTAAATAGATTTGGAGTCAATAACTAATGCCACATATACCAGGACACCCTGCAGAAGAAGAAGAAAATAATGAGGAAACAGGTGGTCTGTCATATCTTATGCCAGATACTGTTGAAGAAGATTCTAAATTAAAATCACCTGAACAAATTGCTGAAGGAGGAGGTTTTCTAAGTCCAGGTGGTGCAAGTGGAGATACAACATTTTCAGTAGAAGAATTTAGAGATTTACTATTAGGTACTACAACTGACCCTAATAAACCACTAGGTACTAACTTTCAAAAAGTATATCAAGTTAAAAAAACAAATGAAGATGGAACACCAGATATTGACCCTTCTAGTGGTTTACAGAAAGTAGAGGAAGTTCCTGCAGAAATATTTTTAACTGATGATAAATACCAAGAGGAAAGAAGAAATATATTTGGAACAGGTGAGGCATTTAAGTATATCTATTATCAAAAAGATGTAGTTACACAGTTCAATGCTTTACCTCCTTATTTAAGAATACAAACAAAAAACTTACTATCTAACGCAGGTTTAATAAATTTAGATAAAACTTATGGTCCAAATATGGATGCTGAAACAGCAAAAGGTTTAAAACTAGCTATGGATTTTTCTATGAACAATAATGGTAAGTTGTCCTGGTTAAATGCAGCAAAATCTATGAACGATTACGCACAATCTAAAAAGGTATATACCACAGGAACTTATCAGTTTACAGAGCAAGACCTAACAGATTTCGTTGATGATATGTTAGCAGGTGCAGAAACCAGAAAAGGTAGCCCATTGTCATCAAGCGAGAAACAAATAATTATGAGCAAACTAGGTGTTACTGCAGAAGATTACGCAGCATCACTTGGTGACCTACAACCTGCACAACCAGAAAGATTAGATTACAACCCACTTACTGGAGAAACAATGTTTGTTCCAGAAGTAGAGGCAGAAGAACCAGACCCTGAAGTTCTAACTGAAGCAGGTGAAGATGTACTAGATGAGATATTTGCACCTAGAGAAGCATTAGCAGCAAAAGCAGATATAGAAGATGACACATTTGCTAGAATGCAAAGAAACCTTAGAGGTTTAGCAGCAGCAGAAGGAGGATAATATGGAATTAGAAGCAACAATACCTGCAATAGAAATTATAAAAGAACTTGAAGAATTAAAATTAGAAGCATACACAGATGGTGCTTCTGTATCTATAGGATATGGTCACAGTAATACATCAGGTGGAGAACAATTTCAATTAGGTGACACCATAACTGAAGAAAAAGCAAATGAATTGCTTGAAAAAGATTTAGAGGAAATAGAAAGAATTGTAAATCAAAGACTAAAAAATTATGGTCTTACATTTAATCAAACACAATTTGATGTAATGGTTATAGGTACATTTAATAGACCAAGTAAATTATCTAGTAAGAAATATTATGATGCGTTGTTATTAGATAATCCAGATGAGGTTGCAAAGATATGGAATACATCTATAACAGAAGAAGATAGAAAAAACTTTCCAGGATTAGTAAATAGATTAAATGTTGAATTAGGTGCGTTAGACCCAGATAGAGGAATACCTGTAACTGAAGAACCTACAACAACAAGTACTACTACATCTACAACTAGTACTACTATGCCAGAACAAGATGAGGAAATTGATACAGAGTCAAGAAGTGAAGGTATAACAAATATGTTTGGTACACCACCACAAGACTTCCCTCCAAGTGCTAGTAAGTTTTATGACCTAGCTATAAGTATGATGGAAAAACAAGTTAATAAACAAAGACAACTAGCAGGACTACAATCTATGAAAAAAGCAGAGATGAATGCTTTAAGAAATAAATACCCTGTTGAAGAAGCACTAAAAATATTAGGTGGTAGATAATGGGAGTATATGAAGACTTGGAAAAAAATCGTGATAAAGCACCTAGAAATGGTTTTACAAAAGAAGATGTTCAAGAATTAAAAGATAAATTATTGAAGAAGTAACTATGGAAATAGAAGAAATTATTTCCGAAAAAGATAGAATACTCAATGAACTATTTGAAGGTTTAATACAAACTGATGATTTAGTATCAGATGAATTAAAACAATTAACCCCTGCACAATCATACAGACAAAGAGCATTAGAAACTTTTTTAAGTAAAGATTTTCACCACATGGACTTAGAAGAATTAATGAATAATGCTTTAACTCTACGACAACAGGGTAACGAAGAATTTATGAAAAATAAATTATTAAAGTACCACAAGGATGTGTATGAACTAAATAAAAAAGCAGGAGGAGAAGGTTCAACAATAAGTTTATTTAGTTCATACCCATCCTTACTTCCACAAGATTCTATAATATCAACAATAATTAGCGAAGGAAAATCACTTTCTGAACATTTAGACAATGCAATAGATGCAGATAAATTAGATGTTGAATTTAATAGAGTAATTAGAAATATAAACAAACAAGAACTTTACTATGGTATAAGACATGTCATGCCTGAAAGTATAGAGATGAGAATGTTAATTAATTATGGTGAAGATTATATAGACATGTTGGAAAAACTTAACAGACCATCATTTAATGCAGATATATATGCAGACCTAGATTACGATAGAATATCTCCTACGCTAGAAGTACAAAGAAAAATAGGTATTCAAAGACAATATATTGCACCAAATAACATACAAGAGTTAAAAGAAATGCACCAAAGGTTTTTACAAGAGTTCCCAAAGAAAGCTAAAGAATTTGTACTAGGGCAAAATATATATTTAGATTTAAAAAACAGAGATTCAAGGTTATTGAATGAAGAGTTTTATCAATACACTGGAATGGCTACTTCATCAGGTGACATGCCATCTATTCAGATGAGCAACAATGTACAAAAAATATACGATAAATTATTAGGCATAGAAAAAAATAATTTGATGTATGAAAAAGCAGTATCTTATGGATTTGAGGATGCAAACGAATGGTTTGATGAAGTGCTTAAAGAAACAAGCCCTGATGGACCAAATGTAATATTATGGGATAAAGCCAGTAAAGAACTAGATGATGTAGCAGCAGACAATGTTGCTAATAGAATGAACGAGTTTTTTACAAAACCTGTTTGGAATGAAAATTTTCCTGATGAGATAGGTTTTGAAATGGGTAGAGTTTTACCTGAAAATCCTATTTATAATGTTGTTTCTAATCCACTAGACCCAACTATTGGTATAACTGGAATAGACACACCTACAAATGTAGTAGATGATGTAAAAACTTTAGATATAGAAAACTATAAACCTATAACTATAGAGGTATTAGATGAAGCAGGACTACACGCTAGACCTGCAGGGGAACTTGTAAGTGCTTTTAGTAAGCAAAACATACCTATAACGATACTTCAAGATGGAAATTTAAAAGAAGTACAAATGATTGGTTTATTGCAACAACAAAAATTAAAAGGTGAAACATTAGATATATACATACCTAAAGATGCAAATATTAATTTAGATGAGGTAGGTGGAGTAAAGGTAGTACCTACAAATGTAGTAGATGATATAAACAATAAAGCAATAAATCAAGCAGGTGAAGTTATTGATATTGCAGATGACACAACAACAGATTTATCTAAGGTAGTAGGTAAAGGTGGGTATAAAAGATTTGAACAATTAGCTAAACAAGCACCAGAGTTTGTTGGTAATTTATTTGACACGACTAAAAAATTAGTAGGTAAAACATTTGGTGTAGGAGGTGCAGTAGCACAAGCATTTGACCCAGGTGATATTGCAATTACACAAGGGTTAACGAAAATATTACCAAGATTAGGTTTAGCATCTATATCACTACCTGCGTTAGCTGCATACACAGCTTATGAATTAGCAATATTAGTAGTAGATGTAGGTCAAGCGTATAACAAAGCAATAGAAAACCAAGGTGGTCAAAGAGATTTTATACCATCATTTATGGGTGGTAAGACAATAGAAGGTGAAGAACCAGAAGATATAGACTACGATTGGAAACAAATAGGTAAAGATACATGGGAAGAGATGGGTGCAATTAGTGATACATGGTCATTGTCATGGAAGATTAGTGAACCTATAATTGATAGTGTGTTTAAACAATCTGCTAGTATGTCACAGGAGAAATAAATATGGCTTTTCAAGATACGCAAATATGGGTTAGAGATGGTAAAAAGTATGTCGTATGGCAAGTACCAGGTCAACCTTTCTTTATGCGTTATGAAACTACTGATGAAGAAATAAATCAATTCTATAGTGGTAGGAAAAAACCTACTGCAAAAACAGTATCTGATGATGTATGGACAACTTCTGTGTTGTTTGGTGTGTCATTAGCAGAACTACCATCAGATGTAATAGTTAAAGGTAGTTCACCTTTTACAGGTTTTATGGATTTAATGGA